AACGCTAACTCATATGGGTCTTGTACATCATCGCCATACTTCTTTTGAACAGCAGTAAGAATGTCAAAAAACTCTGACCGCAAACCAGTTACCCCTACATCAAGAAGATAGTCTGGCACTCCCTTTGTATCTTGAGTAGTCGGTACTACTGGAGAAATCAATCCCAAGAAAGAACGCAGAAACAAAATATTGTGGGCTGTAATCCTTACATTCTTAAGATAATCAGCCTTTTCTTTATCGGTAGCATCAGGCGTAATAAACAATCCATTGGCTGCGTTGTAAGCAACTGCCTGTTGAGCAGCCGTAACTTCTTGTCTTTCTTTTTCATTTACTGGCAACATAGCCCAAAGTTTGCCTAAAGTGCTAGGAACTATGGCTCTTCTGATTGTAATGTTATCGCCTAAATCACCTAAAGCAACATTGTCTATCTCGGCAGCAACTTTTTGCGCTGCTGGATTATCAAAGTTTCCTAATAGATTCTTTATACCAATAACGCCTAGCGCTGCTATAGGCCCACTAAATTGCGGAACACCGGCTTCTGGTGAGAATGAAGGGTTTAGTAGTTCTAGTTTAAAAGTAAAATCATTAAAGGCAGGTTGTTTATAAACAGAATCTGTTTGTCCTAATAATGTTCTAAGCGTTGTATCCGTAGCCTTAAAAATCACATCATCCATTGGCATCATTAAGTAGGGCTTACCATCTGCGTCTTCGTGAAAAAGACCAGAGCCATTTAAACCAAGATGCGCTAAACGCATACGATAAAGAACCCTAGGGGATACTTCTTTTAAGCGATATACGCGGCGATAAAAATCTTCAGTAGCACGGTAAAAACGACCAACTGTTCTAACCGACATAGCAAGATTGCTTCGGATAGAAGGGTTATCGGCAAACTTTAAAGTCTGGTCAAGGGCTTCATTTAGAGATAGTTCAGCAAATCTCTTTTGCCCCAAAAGTTCAGCCTTGCGGTTTAAAGCAATTAAAGCATCGCTACCTTTGGTATACAGTTTTGGGTTTTCCCTAATCTCGTTTTTAATATATTGGTCTACCCATTCACGCTCTAAACCAGCATACATCTTGCGATAACGAAGATAAGAAACATTAACAATAGGCTGACGAAGAATGTTGGTAAGTTGTCTATCCATCATCTCCATAGCCTGATTGCCATATTTACGAAAGACGTTAGGAAAATCCGTAAACTCTTGAAACTCTATACGAGTATTAATAAACCCTTCAGGCTTAAAGCCAACAGTTAACTCATCAAAAGAATCCAGGTCCAGAGAAGCAATAGACTTGTGCCATAGATTGCTATCTGACATATACATAGGCGCAACACCTACAAGGGTGCCACGCTCTTCTACCTTCATTGCTAAGTTTCTATAGTTGTCAACAACTTTTTCGTATAAAGCAGAATTATATTTAGAGAAATCAAAACTGCCGTGGAATGCAGAACGTAAATCTAAAAGCATACCCTCAGCGTAGATACGAACTATCTCTTCATCTGCTAGTCCCTGTGCTCTTAGACTTACAGTATCGCCAAAGTATGATAAGAACTTCTTTACGGTATCTTCAGCACCCGCTTTTACTCTGTAACTATCCCCAATAAACTCTATGCCCACACTCTGCATAACTTCGCCAACAGCACGGAATAAATCTTTTTCAGTTTTTAATCCGTTGTTCTGAAGAAACACAGTAGCAGGTGCTACTCTGTAATTTCCAGGTAACTTTAAAGAACCGTGCTGTCTAGGAACTGCAAAGCGAATAAAGAAATTATCATAATGAGCAAGGGTAACGTAGAATGGGTCTTTCTGCCCTAACTTATAAACATCAATATCTCTATAGTCACCTAGTTCTAAAACTTGTTTCTTAGAAAGTTTGCCGCTTTCACGCAGTCTTTCCGTAGCAATAGACATAGCCCTAGTAAGTTCAGATATATTTATTTGCTGAGTTGTAAAAGCATCATCTATACGGCCAGATATTGTTTTGGCAGCAACAGAAGAAGCCATAGCATTCATAGCATCTGGGTGATGAACCATTAAATCTGCCCAGTAGGCTTTATCTTCGTCTTTTAATCCGCGTAAAAATACAGCAGCCCTACCTGCAATATTCTTATTTATAGTTATGTGGGCTATTTCGGCAGGAGTTAAACCCAAATCATCAGATAGTTTGTTCATCTCATTAAGTTCGTTTATCAAATCATCAATAATCTGATTACGTTCTTCAAGTGGTATGTATTGAGATGGTGTTTTTCTACCTGCTAGTTTTCTAAAAGAGTCAAGAACAAGAGGAGAAGCAGCATCTGAACCTGTGTATGCTGCGCTTGCACGCCCAAGTTTACGACCTACACCGCTAGCAAACTGCCAAATGTCTTTCATAGGCGCAGTAAGTGCGTGCATTATCCCTTCGTCAACAGCAGACCTAATACCCAATCTAGGGAAAAGAGTAAAAATAGACCAAAAATCTACAAAGTTTTTAGCGGCACGGGACTTGGTGGCCCCACCTACGGCATAAAATAAATTTTGTTTAGACTTTACATTGTAAGCAACCGATGCTATTTCCTCATAGGGCAAAGGAGCAATAGCACTTGCTAGTTGAGATGGCTGTATTGCACCCCTACGAACAAGTTCTGCTTGCCCTTCCATAACTCTTACGGTATGACTGCTTAATAACTTAGTTAACCCTTCAGAAATCCTAGAGTTTGTAGTAGTAGTAAATCCAGCCTTTTCATTTAAAGTCTTTTTAAGGATTTCATTGATAAACTCTTCGCCCTCTGGTCTGCCATATAACCCAGCACGCATCATAATTGCTGTATAAAGGTTACGGATTATGACAATCTGCTCATCTTCTGAAGACCTCAAAAACTTTTGAGCAACAAAGTCAGACAAATCCTTATTAAGAACCTGTCGGGCTACCTGTCGGAGGGTACCAACAGTTTTTACTGCATCATCTCCGACCATAATAAACTGGCCACCAGGGTTCCGAGCAGCCATCTTTCCAAAAAAGTAAAGTGTCTTTTTAAATTTACCTAAATCTTCATCTATGTCTACAAGTTCACGGACAGCAGGATTGATAGCCTTATCAACTTCTGTCCCGTGGTCTAGCAAGATATCAAATACTTTTTCACTTTTTTCATTTATTTCTTCTACTGTTTTTCTTATCGCAAACTTACCACTAGTTGCCCCGTTGAACACCCCATCAAGCAGACGGTTAAAGCCATAACCAAGTCGGCGCTGGTTTCTTGCAGTAGCAACACCATTACGCTTGTAAGAAATACCGTCTATTCGGCCAGATAATAAACGATGAGTGTTTTCTGCTTGAGCAAATACATCTTCTGCTGAATCTGCATCAAACATTTTGTTTCTAACAAAGAACTCAATAGCATCGTCATCATTGTATCCAGAAAATCTTTGTCCAATTTTACGACGTATGACTCCGCGCTGATAAGCATCTGTTGCTTCAGATAGTTTTCTTAGTTCTGGACCAAACTGGTCATCCCATAACTTACGGACACCGGCATCTTTAAAGACCATAGATACTGCTTCGGCAGAAGAACGACCATTATTCATAGCCTTAGTTGCCATTTCGGCTAATTGAGTTCCGCGTGTAATAGCCTTTGAAGTTCCGCCAGTTATCCAAGTAAGCGGGTCAATTATTATCTGGTAAGCAAAGTCTATAGTTCCAGAAATACCTCTTGTGAAAGCACTACCATCAATCATATCGGCAGTAAGGCCACCATTCTTGGGCGGTCTGTTAGCCAAAAATCTAACAATGTCTCTGCCTGGTGAAACCTGTGCATACTTAGTAGCATCTAAAACTTGATTAAAAGTTTCAGGTTCATTAAATGCTTCCATTACAGCATTGGTAATACCTTCAGTAAGTTGACCGTAGGCTTCTAGGATTTCACCTGGTTTTCTACCCTGAAGTAGTTGTTTTGCGACAAAGACTTTTTCTTTGCCAAAAATACGAACGGCTTCGTTCAACGCTCCATTATCATAGATATCATTTCCGTCCCAAGCATCTGACCACACCTTTGCATCAAAAATGCTTTCGCCTTGGGTTATCTGTCTATAAACTAAATAAGGAGAGTTAATAACTTTATTGTAAGAACCAGCAACCCTAAACAAACCAATCAACGGGCTGGCTAGTGCTTTACCGGCAAATTTAACAGCACCTACTAATCTGTCAGAAAATGCTGGCGGTTCTTTCATATACTCAGCATCACCGAAGAAAAACTTTAGACTTTCTTGCGCATCTGCATCTAATTTATCATATGACAAACGTGCGTTTTCTGTAGTCATACGGCCAAACTCACGATGCTTCTTAATCGCCCAACTCATCTGCTCAACCTGATTCATTTCAGTTGGATTCAGGTTTGCTCTTGACGCAGCAGAATATAAGTTAGGGCTTACTTCAGCAATAACTGAAGGAACATAGCGCATTGACACTATTTATCCAATTCTCATTTTTTGTTGAAGTAACATTTCTGCTTCTCCAGAATCGTCAAATACTGCTAGTTTTTGCAAGGTGGCAGTAATACTTGGCCTAGCCATAGGTAAATCCGCCATAAAAACATCTGAGTTAATGCCAGGACCTTTGTCAATACCTGCAGTTCCTGGCTCATCAAGAAACATTGTCGGTGCATCTAAATCAATTGGTAGCGCTCTGCCGCGCATTGCGGCTGCTTCATCACCTTGTAGTCTTGTACCAGGAGCGCTTTGTGAAGCGTAAACATCTTGTCCAGTAACCCCTTGCTCACGCATATCAGGTATATACCGTGCTGGTTGTTTTCCTGATTGACCATTGCCACCTGTAGCCGAAATACTTGTTGGACTATTTTGTGAAGCAGTTGGTCTGTATCCGCCACGATTTTCTGTGGGTTGCATCATTGACATTAGTCGTCCTCTTCTTCATCGTAATCAGGTTTACGGATTGGGTCATCGGCTGGAACAATCCAGTCTGGATAACTTGTTCTGTCCATAGCAAATGCCATTGCTGTACCCTCATCAAATCCAGCACGAACACAAGCATCATAAACTTCTTTGGCTGCTATTGCCCAAAAATCTAATTTTGTAAGTACAGGTTCTTTTGTAGTTCTTCTGCGCTTAGGCGTTGGTTTTGCTTTAGCCTTTTTACGCTGTCTGGGCATAACTACCTCCGTGTTGCCGTCCTGGCACTAGCCGTTGCTCTTCCGCCTGAACTAAGACTTGATAACAAAGTTTGTAGTGGCATCGGAGAAGGAGCGCCTCCTGTCGGCGCTGCGGGAGCAGGGGACGTTTGCTCAACCATAGAAGGAGCACCAACAGGAGGTAATTCTTCAGGAGCAAATATCTTTTCAATAGCGTCTTCAAGGGATGTTCCCTTTTGACGAGCCTTAATAATGTCAGCAACTTTACGGATGGTATCTGACGGGTCTGCACCGGTAGCAGCCATCTGGGGAATTGTCTGAGTGTATTGCTGTATAGAAGCCATAAGCGCTGTGCGCAAATCTTCTACTTCAATCTTTTCTTGTTCTTGGGTTACGTTAATACCAAATGGTAATTCACGCTGTGCTAAATCTTTAGAAATTAATTTACCGCCAAGGGCTTGTAGCATAAAGATAAGACCTTGCGCAGGGTTAAGACCAGCCAACATTCCATAACGGACATCAGCGCTATAGTCGCCTTTAATATCTTTGCTTGGCGTGTAGTCAATGCTATAAGGAGAACCAGCATCTACGCCACGAATAGTTTTCTCAAAGTTAAAGTACTTCTCATCAACCTCAAAACATAGGCTAATAACATCTTTCAATGCCGAAGCAAAGATAGCCTGAGCAGACTTAACTTGGGTGTCAAATCCACCCATAAGCGCTTGCACACCTTGTCCCGTAATGATGCTAGCGTCAACATTTCCAGTTCTTGATTCTGGATATCGTGTTCCAGTTCGGAGTTCTTGCTGTAGTAATGCTTGTTCGGTAAATGCTCCAGGTGGAATATTTAGGTCTACACGGCGGACAGAGCCTGGTGTAGCGGTGCGAATGATTGCATCTGGTCCCATTTGCAATTCATTAACATCTTGCGGAACAACTATAGGAGCCTGCACAGACTTTTCCGCTGCTTCCATCGCAAGTAATGCGAACCTATTGCGAAGCAACTGAATGCCAAGTACATCGTCAAATTGTCCACGCATCTCACCATCAAGTGATGGTCGTTTAGCAATGACTACCATCATCTTATTTAGCGGATTGATTGCTTGAGATAGTACTAGGTCATTTCTGGATGGAACATAGACTATTGATTGGTCTTTATCGTAATAACGAATAATTTCCAACTGTGAATTTAAGTCTTGGTCATAACCTTCTTTGCCAAGTAACTGCATCTCAAACTCAGGGAAGTTGGCTACTATCTCTCCTATAGACATATAGTAGCGCTTTGCAAAGGCAATGCAGCGCCCATAGCGGTCAAACTCTGGGTAAGCGCCCACGGGGTTTTCTATGCGTATGCGCGGCAGCCCTGCTTCTTCGTCCAGTTCAATTATGAAGGGGACGAAACCAAACGTGATGTACATATCGGCACCCGTGTACATCTGAACTTGTAAATCAGAATTAGAAAAATAATTAGCGGCAATCCGAGTTCTTTTATCAGCAAACGCCCTAGCGCGGTCAGAAACCTGATTCGCTGCCGAACAGTTAACCGCCGGTAATGGCGCCATAACTTCGGACAAATCTCTCGCAACAATATCAATAAAATTTGCAACGACATTAGCATCTACCCCATCAGGGAAAAAATCTGGATAGACAGAAGCAATCTCACCTTTACGCACAGAAAGAACATCTTGCTGGCGTGCATCACGATTAGATGCGCGATATCGCAAAGATTCAACTCTCGCTGTAATCTGGTCAATCGTAAGTGTCATTTAGTTTCCCAATCTATTGCTCCGCCTCCGCCAAGACCACCAACAGGGCCGCCACGAAGTCCGCCACCTTTACCCTTGTAGGTATATTTTGGTTTTGGTTTTTCTTTCTTTTTTTCTTTTTCTTTTGCTTTCTTCTCTATGTCTTTTAATGCTTCTTGAACTCGCCTGTCTGCTTCTCTGTCAAGAGTTGATTGTGCAAGTTGATGAACTTGACCCTTGCCAGCGTCTCGTTTTGCAACTTTGGCTTTTTCTTTAGCCGCTTTTTTCTCGGCTTTATCTTTAGCCTTACGTTCTTCTAAATCTTTTATTGCTTGTTCTTCTCTTGTGGTTGGACTCCAGGGCCAAGCACCAGTTAGTTTGCTACGCAGTTGTTCTTGTATTGCTTCCCTTGAGGCAGCACGAGCACTGCGTTCTTTGCCTAGTTCAATAGCACCAGGTAGAGTAGGACGGGCAGGAGGCTTAGAACCTGCACCACGAGCAAGCGCTTCTACAATTCTAAGTTGTTCTCTTCTTAACTGTTCTTGTTTTTTTAATTGTTTTAATTCCCATTGTTTTTTGGCTAACTCAACTTTGCCCATCTGGCGAGTTTCAACTTTAGTTGGGTCAATTGGTTGTTTAGCAGGTGGTGGCATTTCGCCAGTTTTGTAATAGTTAAAAAGACTTTTTGCTATATCGCCAGTTTTAATTCTGGCTTCGCCACTAGGACTTACTTGTCCAGGTCCGCCACGATACTTTGGGTCTTTAAGCATCATTGCTTCTTGTTCGGCTTTTGTTATACCTTTAATGCCACCCTGTTGCCGACCCTTAGCCCCTGGAGTTCCGCGTTTGCTACGTTTACTTGTCTTAGCATCCAAAGGTACTTTAGACATTTCAGCAGCGGTTTCTTGTTGCGATTTACTTAACTGGGAAGACTGAGCAATCTTTTCACTAAGAGATTTAGTTACGACCTCGTATATAGGGTCTTGCGGGTTAGCCATTTAATCCTATCCATACATCTCTTGCCATTGCTCTGCAACGGCATCGTCAATGCTTACCGTATAACGTTTTTCTTTTTGTGCTCTTGTTGCCCAACGGTTGTGTGCCCACTTCTGTAGGTTAGAGTTCTGTTGCATAAACTCTCGGCAACGGATTACTCCAAACCACAAAGCCATAACACAGTCGGTCTTACCTTTGGTGTTCGGCTTCCAAGTCAGTAATTGCTGGGTTAAAGCCTTGAGTCCTTCAGAACCTTCAGTGCTTGGTAACTCCAGTATGTTGTTCTTTTGGAACTTTCCTTCTCTGGTTGTCCCAAAGAGTGTAGACATTGAAGCGACTCCGAATGTCGTGTCCCATTTGTTCTTGCCTGTGAAGTGAGAATTAAGGCGTACGCCGTATGAAGCAAGCCAGTTTCGTAAGTCATCGTCAAGTGAGTAGGCTTTTTGGTGCGCATTAATCTCCACCCTAAACTCTTGCGGAGAATAGGTGTGCGTAAAATTCTCAATCGTTTCTCGTATCTTCTGTGGTGTCGGCTCTGCCATATTCAGGCAGTCCAGCACATAAATCTTTCCATCGGCTTTGTTATAGGTCATAGCCACAAACGCAGCGTTGCCAGCCATAGCAGGGTCAAAACCAATGACGGTATAACCCTCAACCCTTTGAGGATGACCAGCAGCACCTGGCTTTAACGGCCCACGCTTTCTCATCCCATTAATAGAACCCTGAACAAGTTCAGCGGGAAAAATGGAATCTTCTGTTACATCTTCTTGCTGATAGACCAAAGCCCACGTAGAAGGAGTAACTTCGCCTCTGCGCCTGGCGAGGGTCGGACCGTCCCATTTAGGATATAGCCCTTCCTCATCTGGGGTATCCTCATCACCATCCCACGGGACATCCGACTTAGGCCAAAGAGTTTCCCAATCCTTAGACTTCTCGGCATACTGTAGAACAGCAGGCATACCCATATACGTAAATGGGCTTTTGCCCCCTGACCAATGCTTCGGGTCACGGAGTTCCTTATAAAAGTCTGTCGGCGCAATTCTCGTCCCAACTACTAGCAACTTGCCATTCTTGCCAAGACGGGTGATAACTTCCTTCTGTAGCCAGTTAATCTGCTTCTCATACTCGTGAGCATTAGCAGTGGTTATACAGTCATCTAGGATGATTAGGTCGGCACGGGCACCGTAGATTTGACCCCCCATACCGAGTGCCTGGATAGTCGGGTCCTTCTCAGATGAATTACGAGCATCGCTTCCCAAGTAGACGGTATCAACACGCCAGGTGTCAGAGTCTTCTTTCCATCCCCCTTCTGGCCCAAATGTTGTTTGCAACTTCAGCCAGCGCGGGTGGCTTAACCTTTGCTTGATTGCGTACACGAATTCCCGTGCTTTGATAAGCGTCTTAGAAACTACGATGATTCTAACGTTAGGATTCAGCGCGATGCGGTAAGTAGAGTAGTTCACCGTGATAACGGTGGACTTGGCGTGCTCAGGCGGCACGTTTACAAGAAGGCGGTTAGGGTCGCCCTTCTCGTAAATCATATTCTCGTGGAGCCAACTAGGCTCCCGCCCCTCTAAAAGGTCAATCCAATCCTGGTGGTGGTCAAAGACCTTCTGGTCTAAGAACATCTCAGAGAACTGTGGAAAACTTATATCATCACGGGCTATCCCCAGGGCGGTCAAGGACCGCTCCTTAGCATCCTCTTTAGCCTGGGCTAGGTCGGCAGCAAACTGTTTATCCCTCAGACACCAGATACGGATGGTATCGGGCTGCTTGCCCACCTCAGCCATCGCCTTGTGGGGCGCCCAACCCTCAGAGACAAGGGCTACTACTTTAGCCTTTGCGGCTGCCATAGCCTCTGTCCTAGGGTTATTCTTGCCCTTCTGAAAAGTCACAGACCTGTCCCATCTACAATAGTTACAGCCAGTTAGAAACAGATAGTAGATACAGTCTGTACGCAAGGTCCTAAAGACCTTGCTACTGGACGGGACTATAAATAGTCCCTACTATCTATTAATCCGTTCAAACAGCCAATCCGAACGGTTTATAACAAAACTGTTATACAAATCACAGAATAGACTATACCAAAATAGGACATATTAGGACAGTAGCAGGGGTCATAGTCTGTACGGCAAAATATTAATCAGAGTTACTACTACATATACAACCCGCCTTTAATAAGTCTACGGTCAAAGTAGACTCAGTACAGTCTCTGCCAGGCAGTATCTGTCCTGTTCAGGGTTGTGCTAGTCAGGATACTATCTCCGCTCCTGGTCGTCGCGCCTGTCTGCCAGCAACCTTTCTGTATCAGACCAGTCAAACTAAAAAGATGTTTGACAGGTCTGATTAGCCGAGCCGTGTAGTTACGGGAGATACCCGTAGCGGAAAGGCAGTTATGAAAGTTTATAAGATTGGCTCTGCTCCTGCTGGTGCTGTCTATATTGGCAGGGGCAGTAATTATGGTAATCCCTTTGTGATAGGAAGGGATGGTAGTAGAAATGAAGTTATAGCCCGTTTCCGCGCTTATGCGGAGCGCAGGCTTGCTGAAAACCCTAAGTGGTTAGAACCCTTAGTTGGTAAAGATGTGTATTGCTTCTGTGCCCCGCTCGCTTGCCACGGGGATGTGTTGGCAAGCCTCGTTAGAAAAGGAGAGTGAGTTATGAACGATTTAGACCAAAAATTCAAAGAATTCGTTCGTAAAAACTTCCCCGAAGATGCTATATCGGGGAAAGAAGCAGAGTTCAATTCAGATATAAACAAACTAAACCTTGTCTATATCTGCGACTCCAGTTGTTCAATAATCTATGTTGATAAGCCAATTGACATAGAAAAAACCTACTGCTCAGGTTGCGGTAGACACTTCATTAGCACGGATGGTGCAAGATGACCGACTCACTTGGTATCTCTATCCAGACTATGTGCTATCAGTGCCAAGCACTGACCGAGTTATGTCCTGACTGTCAGGAGCAACGGGACGCCCGTGATGCTGAGTTGGCTCACAAGATAGTGGATGAGTCAGAGGACTATATCTACATTGGCTACGGTGCCCGCAAGCGGGCTGTAGCCAATGGTGGCAGTGTCTCTGAGTTCAATCCACTATCAGTTATTCGTGACTTACCTTCAGGTCACGACTGGACTGACCGAGAAGGAGAGTTCCTTGAGCCAGTATCTCTGCTGGTTGACAGGCTATACGACCTGGAGACCAGCGTTACTATGTCTTCACACGAAACCATCTGTGAGACCTGCTATTACACACACAACAAGCACATTCAGTGCCCAAACTGCAACTAACAAACCGAACGGGGAACCCCGTCACCAGTGACGGGGGTGTCCCCGATAAAACTAAAGGAGACAGAAAATGAATACAGAAAACGCAGTAACCTTCTGGGGAGTCAACAACGGACTTCTACAAAACCTAGTTCCACTTGAGAATCGTATCAACGGAACCATCAGAGCAACACAAGTCCAGCGCACGCTAGACGGCAACCTTCGCAGTAAGTTCGTAGCATCACGCCGTGTGACCATTGAGGACAAGGAACTAGTCGCACAACTCAAACCACTACTTGCGGAGAAGACAGAGTTCGCAGTCAATGTAATGGGCGTATTCACATCTACACCTGTAGAGAAGAAAGACCCAAAGACAGGACAGAAAATCGTGAACTGGTATGACAACTATGTCATAACAGAAATCAAGGTTCTATCCTAACCTCACAAACCAGCAGGGTGGGGGCTTCGGCTCTCACCCTGCTGTCTTTTTTTGACACCCCGTCGCAACTACCGCAGAGAGACCCGAGTCGGCTAACAATTTAGGAGACAATAAATGTTTATAGATACAGGCACGCTATTGGCAATCATCATAGCGCAAGGTGCATCACTAGCAATGATGCTGATTATGTTCCGCTCTGCCTACAAGTGGGAGCAGGCATACCACAACACACAGAGAGTTTTAAAACAAGAACGAGTAGCAAGGAACTACAATGGCAACAACTAACAGCCAACGCAAGAACGGCAAAGCCTGGAAGAAACGCCCCAAAGTTCAGAAGAAAACTGGCAAGACTGTCGGCGGATACAGCCTAGCCAAGTTAGATATCCGCAAGAAGAAGAGAAACAAATGAAGACTGTGTATGCCACGCGCCGCTGTCCCGTCTGCCAAAAGGGCGGGACTATTATGGTGGACGAAAGCGAGTTACTCACCTACCTCAGAGGTGAGTATGTTCAAACTGCATTCAAGTCCTTGACTATCCCACTAAGAGAGCAGATAATTAGTGGTGTTCACCCCGACTGCTGGTTAGAACTATGGGGAGAAGAACGAGTCAACGAAAACTTAGGAGACTACAGTGACACAAACGACTGACAAATACTTCAAAGCAGAATGCCAGAAGTGTGGCATTCCACTAGTAATTCCAACAGCAGACAGCAACGAGTGGAACTACTACCTCTGCCAGACCTGCGCCTTTGCAAAGGTAGGTGCGTAATGTCCGAAGCATCAATAGATGTAATAGCAGAAGTTGTTGAAACATTTTACCCAGGTCAAGCAGCAGGCAATGACCAATTCTTATGGGACCTACACATCAGATGGTTTGGGCAAGACCAAATACTCACAGGATATACCACGCCAGGTCAAGCAGTAGATGAATTAGAAAGAACATATCCAAGTATGTCAATAAGGATAGAACTTATCCCCCTAAAAGAAAGTGCGGTAGCCAATGCGTGATGCAGACTATCTAAAGAACCTAGGGGAGATAGCCAAGTGGCTTGACTCTCTGATATCAGAAGTCAATCACATCAACGAGACAGTAGAAGACTTGATAGCCAACGCTCCAGTATCTGTTGAAGCGTGGGATAAAGTAGGCAACCAAATCTGGAACCGATAGGAGTATGATTCGTGTATGAACTTGACATACCGCACATCTCAACACTCATCACCTGGCTATACCTCATTGGCATTGGGTATTGCCTATACAGAGGGGCTACTAAATGAAACACAAATTAGCAGCGCTATTCAGTTGGCTTGTGACGCTTTCATCAGCAGTATTTCCAGCGCAGTCGTCAGCAACAGCAGACAACAGCGAGTCAATCAGCAACGACAAGCCGACAGCCAGACACAAGTCCGAGATACGATGGACGAAATCCTTGAGCAAATACTATGCGAAGGCACTCATCTCAGCACAGTATGAACATTGGGGTATATCAGAATTCCGTGCACTAAAGAAACTTTGGGGCAAGGAATCTGCGTGGGACCATACAGCAGAGAATCCTAAGTCATCTGCCTTTGGCATACCGCAGTTACTTAAGATGAAACCTACAACGCCAGCCCCGGAGCAGATTGCCCGGGGGCTGGCTTACATACAGCACCGCTACGGCAAACCATCAGTTGCTTGGGCACACTGGCGCAAGCACGGCTGGTACTAACCAAGAAATAAAGGAGACACAATGGCAAGACGCAATCAAGGCATCAATGTCAAAGTGCCAAGGGCTAAAGTTATCAAAGCCCTTGAGCAGGCATTGGTTAAGTTAGAAACAAATCACAAAAATCAAGATGCTAATGAGGCTAAGCATAAAGCAGCATTAGACCGCTGGCAAAAACAACTAATCAAACTAGCATCAGCAAAGTTTGCTAAAGCAGAAAATGTACGAGTCAATGTTCGCTGGAACAATACAATTAACATTGACTTTGATTTACCTGCTGGTGTAATTAAATTACCTGAAGAACCTAGTCGTGACTTTGAAGTATTACCTGACTGGCAATACAAAGATAACAAAGAAGAGATTGAGAATGCTATCCGCGTTCTTAAGATGTGCGATGATGAACTCATCAGCACTGCAACCTATGGCGGCATCACCAAGTATCTATAAGGAGACAGTAAATGAAGATAACCCACAAGCCTCTAATCTTAGAGACAGTAATCAATGAAGATACAAACACAATGGATGTCTCACGCATCCAGGCTATGACAGAAGAACAGCGTGTTGAGTTCTTCAGCCAAGCAGCAAGCAGCCTTCTTAGTCAACTACTAGTTAACATAAATGAAGGTAATACCTGGGCAGTACTACAAGTAAAGGAGACAGAATGACGGCCGCATTAACAGCCGTTCCCAAGAAAAACCTATCCAACTGGCTCAAATCAGGCAGCGCAGTTACGGCCACATCAGCATCTGATGTAGCCAGACAAGCAGGTCTTGACTGGTCAGTATCACTACACCCTATGACAGCATCATATGTAATACCAGGTGCAGGTCAGCCAATATCAATTCCAGTTCGCAACAAACAAGCAGTCATCAAAACTACTCCCTTCGGCCAGGTAACTAGCATCGGTGTAGTCGGCAACCGCTATCAGATATTCCAGAATGGTGAGATATTCTCAGCGCTAGATACTCTGATTGATTCAGGTGAGGCTCGCTATGCAGCAGCAGGCGAGTATGAAGACGGCGCTAAAGTATGGATGTTGCTACAACTACCTAACGAAATCAATGTAGCCAATGACCCACACGCAGCCTTCATCCTGGCTAGAACCAGCCACGATGGCAGCAGTTCGGTCATCATCAAGCCAATCATTGAGCGCTTGTTCTGTTCTAATCAGATTAACAAAATCTTTAGGAACAATAACAAGTTTACCTACACTCTCAAGCACACATCTAACGGCAAACTAGATGTCGCTCAGATACGCCACATACTAGGGCTAACCTATGAAAATGTGCAGATGTATTCTGATATAGCAAACCACTTGCTAACCAAAGAGGCTAGCCGTGAGCACGCTCTTAACTATTTCAAGAAAGTCTTTCCGCTACCTACCACAGTAGAAGATAAGCCATTGCATCTTCTATCCGTGGGTGAGAAGATGCAACTAACTCGTGCCAACAAAGCAAGGCACGCGGCTATGAACATCTTCGCCAACAGCCCAACACAGGAGAACATCCGTGATACGGAGTTCGGCTTGTGGCAAGCAGTCGTTGAATACGCAGACCACAACGCTGAAGCAAACACCAAGCCTGGTCTCAGGGCTATGGCTGGTCGCTCAGATGGTCTGAAACTACGAGCACTAGAACTACTAACAGTATAAGGAGACTGACAGTGGAACTAATATATACAGATAAAGATGGCAACCAAACAAAGTTCACGCAAGATATGGTAACAGCCGCTCTTGATGAGCGTGCTGAACTACGCAGTAAATTAGAAATCAAAGATAATCAATACTATACGATGGCTACTGAAAAGGCTAGCATCAGACATAAGGTCTTTGAGTTTTTTAATGACCGTTATGATTCAGGTGAGTCAGAGATTACTTGCACCGTAGATGATGTCAATGAATTACTAGAATCAATTGGTGCTGGCAAACTTAAGTCTTTGTTCACAGTAATAGGTACTATCAACTTTGAAATTACAGACATTGAGGCTGACTCAGAAGATGATGCTAGAGACGCAGTTGAGAACTATCTCACCGCAGAATACAGCGGTGAAGGTGACCTTAATGACTGGTCTGTTGAGGTAGAAAGCGTAGAGCAGCAATAACACGCCGACTTGAATAGTGCCAGGTTTTCTTTCATTTTTCCTGGTACTATTCTCCGACGAGAGTGGGCTGGTTTTTGACTCGTCTCCTTATCCAGCCCACCCTCATAACAAGGAGACGCTTAGGGACAAATGCGAGTAGAGATTGAGCGCGACCGTTATGGTCGCCCACTAGTTAAGCCACCTAAAGGTGGCAAACCAGTTGCCTACACCAGGGCTACCACAATAGCCAACAGTCTGGACGACCCAGCAGCATTGACCGCTTGGAAAATGCGGATGGCAGCCATAGGTTTATCTGTGCGCAGCGACTTGCTACTAGCAATTAACGCAGCACAAGACGACAAGATGGCTATCAACAGATACATAGAAGATGCTATGGAAGTAGCAGGCGCAAGCCGTGCAGCAACCATCGGCACAGCCCTGCATACCTACGCAGAGAAACTAGATTTGGGACAGGAACTTGGACCTATCCCAGACGAATGGGCCGGAGACATCCGAGCCTATGAGTCAGCAACAAAAAAACTAAATAAGATTTACATAGAACAATTCTGCGTGCTAGACAAATACAAGATTGCTGGCACACCAGACAGACTTGTTGAATACAATGGCGAGTTGTTCATTGCAGATATAAAGACAGGTCGGATAGACCACCCTAATAACATAGCAATTCAGTTAGCAATATACGCATACGGCTCCCCGTATGATATTGCTACGGGTAGCCGTGGCTCTTGGGGTAATGTCAACCAAGAGAAAGCAATCATTATCCATCTTCCTGCAGGCACAGGCTTGTGCAAACTAGTCTGGATTGACATCGCAGAAGGGTGGAAGGGATTACAATTCGCTATGAAAGTCAGACAGTGGCGAGACAAGAAAGGTCTCATCACTCCAATCCCAGAGCAAGGAGAAGATAGTGTCATCAACTGAGGCACCAATCAGTATCACAGTTAAATCAGCAGCAGGTAGTTTGATTACCGTCCGCGCAGAAACAGGAGCGCAACTAGATAACCTTGTAGTTGATGCGTTGGAAGCAATCAAGTCTGCCGTCACAGAACTAGAGAGCGCATCAAAAAACTTACATAGCCCAACAGCAATGACACCAGCACAGGTGGCAGCCAGTTTGGGCGCAAGTATTATCAACACAGAAGTTCGTGAGACAGGGAATACATATCTGGCTCAGGAATATTCAGCACCAGAAACATCAGCACCATCAATCGGTGGTCGGGCTTGCCCTCACGGTAAGATGACAGCGATTCAGGGAACAGGTAAAGACGGTCGTATGTATCGTGGTTACTTCTGCCCTGCACCCAAGGGTGCATTTGATAAGTGCAAGAATGTTTATGCCAGAGTTGGCACACCAGAGTGGAACACATTCGTACCAGACCAGGTTAAGTAATGTGGATTTGCAAAGTAATTGGACACGTTTATTGGAGTTCACTTATCAACGGAAAAATCTATTGCACTAGATGTGGTAAAGAGGTAGAACTTGAGAACTCTAAAACGTAGCATTAGCAAAGCAGAGGTGGGGGGAGAACCATTGCCCCCCGCTTTTGCGGCATTTGAACGAGCAGGAATTATCCTGCGCCGTGCAGAAATCACAATGATTGCTGGCACTCCTGGTGCTGGTAAGTCATCAGTTGCACTGGCAATCGCAGCCAGAGCCAAGGTTCCTACGCTGTACTTCAGCGCAGATACCAACGCTCACACTATGGCTATG